TCTCTGGGCCGCTTCCTTGCTCAACGAGCAGCTTATCAATATCAAAATTGTTTCGGCTTAACCATGTACTAGCTTGTTTAGAGAATAAACTATCTGGATTTTGAGAGTAGCTAGATAGTGTCTTTCTCAAGAATGATTTTCCGATAATCAGACTTTGTGTTCTGACCATCTGCTCTACTGGAGTGAAACCTGACCACTTCAATAAGAAGTCAGCAGTCTTCTGCCCAGCTTTAGCGATTCCGTTTTGATCGAGAACTTCTTGGTGATCTCCTACGATGTTCATCAGATCACGCGAGATGATTCCTTTTTCTCTTGCGTCTTGAAGATTGCTACCAAGTTTGCGTAGCTCAACAAGGGACTCAACGTAGCTAGAAGCCGCGCCGGGTTGTCCTATCATAGCATTCAATGTAGTGCCACCAACCATGTTCATTGTGGCTGATGCTGGGTTTCCTAACTGCAATCCCGATGCCCAGATATTTAATGCTGCCATACCTTTTTGGAATGGATCATTTGGAAAGTATCCTTCTACTCGTTCTTGAGCAGCGGTAATGTAGTCGATTGTCCTGCGATCTCTAGTTGATGCTCTTGATCTATCCCAAAGTGTCATCGAGTTCTCACCAAGTTTCTGACCAAATTGTTCGATTCGACTAGCGTGTTGCGACCATCGTGCAACGTAATCCGTCATCACTTGCATGGAATAGTCATACAATTCCTCTGGGAGTGCTTTACCACGGGCAGACTCAATGCCTGAGAAGTAATCATTTTTAGTACCAGTTCCCTTGTAATTAGCTATGTAGCGTTCTGCATCTTCTGGTTTATCTATTCTCTTTGCTTCTATTAGTGCCGCTACAATCTCGTTGTATTCTTTCTGATATTTGTCTGGCTCCATCAATGCCCTATCGTATTTTGGAAGCAATCTGCGAGGGAAGAATTTATCCACTCGCCCGATTGGTCTAAATCTTTTTAGTCCACGATCAAAAACTTTGATGCCGATTCTTTGGTTATCTTTACCAGATTCTTCACCAAACTTCTGCCAAGCAGTTACAATCTTCTGAGTGATTGGGTTCAACTCATCAAAGAACTCAGCCGTATCACGCTTGTTTTCCTGCGCGGCATAGAACATCTTAACTTCTTCATCAATCTTTTTCTTGTTTGCTTTAGATTGCTTTGCGTACTCATCAAAAGCTGGGAGAAGAATCTTGTTAGCGAATCCAAGTCGGCGTTGAGCTTGGTCATAGTAATCATCAATAGCAGTAGCTAGTTTTTTAAACCCTGCTCTACGCAACCTATCACTAGCAGACTCAAAGAACCCACGGACAAAAGCGAAGTTCTTAATATGACTCTCAATCTTATTGTTGATTGGCATATTATCTTCTTTGCCAATATCCAGACCTTGACCCATTGCTTCGGTGATTGTCTCTGCTTCTGGTTCTATTGGGGCATCACCTTGTTCATATTTAGCCAGCATTTCTGCAAGCCCCTCTATTGGACGAGGGTTATATTCTGGTAGTTGAACAACTCGCTCAACTTGCTCCATCGCTTTATCAAGAACAGTCTTCTCAACCTTTGTTAATTTTTGGAATAAGCCCTTGATAGAGTCTATAAACTTCTGGAAGAGATTCCTATTGTCTGGCGTGAATACCTTGTATGTTTTTAGCTCATCACGGAATCTTTTGTCGCTCATAAGATGAGCCAAGAATTCATCGTTGGATGCTAATGCATAAGCAGTTTCAAAAATCTCGTATGTAAATGGAGGATTTGTTTTATCCAAATTCCACAAATACATTAAGCCATTGGTATTTCTGATCATGTATTGGCTTAAATTTTCTGTGTCCTTTTTAGTATAGATTAGCCCTCTTGATAAACTTTGCGCTTCACTTATTAGAATAACTGCGCCCCTAAAACTTATGTCATTTGAAAACTTTGCTCTCTCAATTGCATCAAGACGGATTGAGTTAATCGCTTCACGGAATGAAGGAATCTCCCTTAATGCTACCGCTAGAAATGAGTGAGTGATTTCGTGGTTGATTGCGTCAACTAATTTAAGCCCAGAGAAGCTCTTGCTAATTCTTACAGTTTCTCCATCAAAGGAATTACTGCTTGTTAGTTCAACGGGTATCTTTTGTAGAGCATCAGCGATTTTTTGATTACTATCTATGATCTTGTTGATCATATCGCTCAACTCACCATAGTTTCCGCGAATTAGTTCTAAAGCATTTTTTGATTCAGTTGCTGGTTTCCCGCTGCCAAGGTTCACCGATCCAGCCTCACCTTTTCCGGGCAAGTAACCCATCAGTTCATTCAACTTCGCTGGCGCACCACTCACCGCTTGCCATACATCCCCAAGAAATTCCCTGACCACATCACCGAATTGCTGGATCATCTGCTTGGCCCACGTGCCAAACTCCATTCCTTTTTCGTAGATGTTCTGTCCTGCTTGGATGAAGTCTTCTCTTGATGGGATTAGAACGCCACCTTTCTCGCCAAGTTTTGGTTTGCCTGTTGTTGGTTGATAAAGATACAACTCGCCTTGTTTAGTATAACCTTTGGGAATCTTTATTCCGTATTCATCAACTGCCCTTACTGAAACAGGAGCAAGTTGTTTAATCGCATTATTTATTCCACCTTTTTGCTGATATTCTGAAACTGCTCCAGAATAAATATTGCCTTCAGCTTTTTTGCGAGATGCTTTCCATTCCTGCGGAGTCATCTGCTCTGGCTTCGTCACATCACGCTCGACTGGCTCCGTTATCGTTTCCGATACTGCGGGGGTGGGTTTGGATTTTTGTTTAGTTGCCCATTTAGCAAAACGCATTTCTGTAACACCAAGCCGCATTATATCCCCATTTGGCATGGTTAAATTTTCTTCAATGACATTTTCTGCGTTATCTGATATTGCCTTACGGACTTCCATGTAGCGAACCCACTCAGGATTGCTTTCATCGCGCTTTGCTCCTGCAACTTTCTTGAATAAATCGTCTGATTCTTTCTGGAGTTCTGCTTTGCGCTTCGGAGTTAAAACTTGGCGAACTGAACGTGATACAATCGTAGCTCCATTATCTATATTTCGTTGAATATGTTCTACTACAGGAAGCGTGAGATTGTTGAATCGAACTGGCTTATTCAGAACTTTGGTAATCCTCCCTTTGTCCATGCTGGACATTCCAGAAGTGTAAGTATCCGCACTTGTGTCTATTGCAACAACAGGCGCAACCTCTGGCGCGGGTGCTTCTGCTGGTGCAGCTTGCTCGGTGACTGGTGCGGGAGTGATTGGCTCAACTGGCGCGGGTTCTGCGATGGTGGGTGCTGGCGTAATCGTTAGTCTTTGCGATACAAGAGAACTAAATCTATTGCCATATTCCTTTCGCTGCTCTGGTGTTAGTCTCGCAATTTTTTCTCGATTGGATAAGTTTTCGGATTCTTTACTATTGGGATCAATACCAAGTATGTCATCAAGAATATCGCTCTCTTCTGTTAGAAGCTCGCCAGCACTTGTGAGTTCTTGAAGTCTATCTTTACCTGCTTCGCGTTTTTCAAGTTCGCTAACAAGTTCCTCTCTTGTCTTTGGTGCTGGTGCAACCTCTACTGGTGGCGTGACTACTTGTTCTACTGGCGCGGGTGTTGCAGCTTCTGCGACTGCGACAACTTCGGGTGCAGCTATCTGTTTAGCTAACTCAATCTGTTGCTTCTCTGCTTCGGTTATCGTTTCCGATAATCCTAATTTGTTAGCTTGCTCTTTGGATTGAGCTAAAATCTTTTGGTCAGCGGCAATGTCTAAGCGTAGTTTAGCTGCCTCTGGTGAGGTTGATTCTAAAACATCTAGGTCTTTTCTTTTATTATCAATGCCTCGCTCAAGGTTAGTAATCGCTGCTGCTATAGCTTGCGTTGCTGTATCGGGTGCTTCTAGGTCACGCGCCTTACGATTGGCTTCTTTGGTAATCTCTATCTCTGCCTTCTGCTCTGGACTCATTGCTTCAAATGCACCCAGTGGCCCACCGATAAATGCACCAGCTACCGCGCCAGTAGTAGCACTCTCGATAGCACCCTTAAATGTAGGCACATCGCCACCTTCTCTTTGTATAGCAACATTCTTAGCAACTTCTTGTTGTGCGCTTTGAATTGCTTCCAAAGGAGATTCTGCGGCAACTCCCTTTAAAAATCCTTTGATAGCACCACCAGTTGCTTCCTTGCCTTGCTTGATAAGTATACGGGTTGCGATAGCTTCAGCACCAGTTGAAGATGTCAAAGCATTCCCTATAGCACTCAATAAAATCTGATCTAGGTTCTTTCCTAGCGTTGCTTGGGCTTCGATTGCTTTATCGTTCGCTACATTTTCCGGCACACCTTGTTTGCGTAGATAATCTAATGTCGATTCGTAGATGTCTCCTTTAGCTTGCCCTGCGCCTTGAGCAAATCCAATGGCAGCTTGTGTTCCAATGATACCAGCTTTAGTAAACTGAGCCGCTTTTCCTAGTACACCAGCGGCAAGTTGTGGGATCATATACCCACCGCTTTGCGCTGTCATTTCTAGTGGAGCTTTAGAGAATGCTTGAAGACCAGCGATAACCTTATCGTAGACCCCTTTGTTTTCTGCGTCCTTGAGAATCCTAGCGATCTCTTCATCGTCCTTCTTGGACTCAGCAGATACTAGGCTACCAACCCACTTCTCGTATCCAGCTAACTCTTTAGACATTGCATTGTCTGCGCCGAATAAATCAGTAAAACTTTTCACTGAACTGATTCCACCTTGAGCTACTTTAAGTGGGATATCTGCTACTTGTCTTAGGAAACCAGACTCCTTCTCAATGGCTGGAGCTTCTGAGCTTACTATCGAAAAAGGTTTTGTTGGATCAAACGCAACTTCTTCTTGAACTATAGTGAACGGTTGATTGGGATCGAAAGCCATAGATCAATTTATAAGGACAGGCTTGCCGTTTGTAAATTTATATCTTTTTCCGCCTTGTTCTACGATAGAACCTTCTTCTATTTTTTGTCCAGTTTTCTTCCCTTGAAGCTCATCTTTTTGCGCTTTCAATTTCACTATCTTTTGAATATCTGCTTGCGCTTCTTCTGGTGATTTACTTATTGGACGCTCTACTGAAATCAAATCGGCTTGGTCATACGCGGTAGTAGTTGGAGAACCCAACTGCTTAATTTGTGCGTCAATATCCTTAATCCGTTTTTCAACATTCTTGGCTGTTTCTCCAGCTTTTGCCTTTTGACCTTGCTCAACTATCTGTTGAAGTTGCGCGGCTTCCTCTGGGATTTGTGGAGCAACTGGACGAGGTTGTGCCGCTGGTAGTCCGGGCTGAGTCTCTGATTTAGATTTAGGTTTTGCTCCAAGAAATTGAACACCAGAACCAGCGAGTGCTGGTATTGATTGAGCTATTGATAGGTAGTTGGCTTGTGTATCTGAAATTGTATACTCATCCTTATCATTTCCATTAAAGAACAATGTGTATACTTTTGGGTCTTCTGTTTTTCGAAAAACAGCATTTTCAATTCCACCATTTTCATTAAATAGTTTTGCAAATGTTTTTTTACTTTCGAATGGGGCTTGCTTAGTCATTGCATTCACAGCAGCAGGGATATTTTCTGCTGATTTAGAATTGAAATCGTATAACTTCTCGCCAACTTTAATTTTCTCTTCAGCAAATGATTCTTTGATTGGAGAATTTGGTTCATCTGATGTAGATACAGTTCTTTTTATTGTTGTTTTTGTACCAACTTCTGGAATCAACATATCTCCTGTTAGGTTTGGATATAATTCTGATAATCCAGTAATAGACCTTGCTTCATACCCTTCTGGTTTTTGGGTTGTTGTTGCGCTAGAAAGGACTTGTTGTTTATCTGCTGGAGCTAATGTTCTGAAGTTCCTTATCTGTGGAACCATGTTTTTTTGTTCCACTGATAGTTCTTCTGGAGTTTCATTGAAATCAACCCCATTAGATGGTTGCAAGCCTCTCAAATCCCGTTCTGCTTGAGCTTGTGGATCAGATAGATATTCTGCTTGTGTTGTTGCGGCTGCATCTTCAGCGACTATATCAGAGCCAACAGTTATAACGTCACCTTGCCCTGTATCTCCATTCGTAAAAGCTGGTATTCCCATACCACCCCTTAATCTTTCACTTCCTGATGGGCCAGTTGGTGTCCCAGCGGCAACCCTAGCGTTAGCTGCATCAGCCATCCTCATCTTGTATCTACTCTCCTCAATAGACTGACCCCCCATGAACCCTAGTTTAATTAGATTATTTAATGGTTGATTAGATGGGTCTGATGCCGCAAGTCCAAGCAATGTTGAATACCCAGCCGCATTGTCTCCAGCTTGGAATGCTTGCATAGCCTCTTGTAAGGCTGGCAGTGATCCCATAGCCTGTTGCTTGTCTCGGTTATCTTTAATCTGAAGACCGATCTTCTCTCCATATGCAGCTAGGTCTTTTCCTATTTGCATTCCATAGTTCATTACAGCGGTTCCGCCAGTGCCGAAATCTGCTGCGCTCATTGCTGGTATCATAGCCATAATATTTATGTTTTATAAGTTCCGCTTGGATTGTAGTAGTACCCACCGCCAGAACCCCCTTGTTGACTTAACTGATTCGGTGCTACTCCATAAGCATTTGCCGCTGCGTTTTGTGATCCATAAAATCCTGAGCTTTGCAACCCAGCGTTTCCTTGATATGCTTGCCCAAAAATATCACCAGCAGCTTTTCCTAATCCACCAATTGCACTCCCCATTCCCATGTTCGCTTGGTTTTGCTGGTTAGCTAATGCGATATTTCCTACGATCTGGTTTGCTCCTGCTTGGTATGATCCTCCTAACGCTGCCGCTGATAGACCACCAAGGTTAGTTGCCATTGCTCCAGCTTGGGTGGAAGTAGTTAGAAATGCTGGTGCTAGTCCCATCATAGATTGGAACATTCCAAATCCTTCTTTCAGTGCAGCCAGTGACCCTTTAGGATACAAGGCTTGTGCAGTCTGGAATCCTCCAGCACGTCCTGCTGTGAATGGATTGAACCCAGCCCCACCTATCTCGGCTATATTCTGCATCATATCTGGAGTTAGCTTTCCTCCTAGTAATGAAGATATAGAATCACTAATCTGTTGCCTTTGCTTCCCCGCTCCGGGTTGAAATTGCTCTAGTGCTTGCAACGTCCCTGCGGTGAGTTCTCCAGCAGCTTGATTGTACTCAGGGATGTTCCCGCGCAAGACTTGTCCAGTTTCTTTTGGCAATCTCTCAGCCATTTCTTGCGTTTTTGCTGTTTGTTCACCTAATTGTTTTTGCCCAGCTTTTGCTGTTTTAGATGCTGCTCCGCTAGAAAGTGCCGCCGCACCTAATGTAGCTCCTGCTCCGATTGTTGCTGCTCCAATTCCCGCTGACACAACAGCACTTGCCCCCAATGCGGTTGCTGTAGCTGCAAAAACATTAAACTTTTGGGGGTGTTTATTGTATAGTAATTCCTCTGGATGATAATGACATGATTTCATTGCAATTCCTTTATTTTATTTTGATCCCACAATGGCATTCTTGGATCATTTATATCCATAAATGGATTCATATCTGTACATACAAGAGATTTAGTGAGTTCTTCTATATCTGTCAACTGCGTAGCATAACACGCAACCCAGATAGTATCTTCATGGTTGTATAGAAGCCTTCTAGTCCCTGCTTTGGTTACTCCAGAGTATGGGGCTTTGTATCGTTCAATAGGACAATCATAATACCATACGCTAACATCTCCTTTTAAGATAAAGAATGGATGAGTAGTAAGGTGTAGTGCGCTAGTTACAAGCGATCCTGCTGGCATGAAGATTTCCCTAATGTACATATTAGGGGTGAACGAATGTTTAAGTGGGCAATCGACTTGTGGTTGCTCGATTAACCATGCTTCTATTTTATTGAGTTCATCATGCGGGTCTTGGTATGCAACGAACTCTGTTGGGTCTTTGTAGTTCCCAACAAATTTACCAGCGATATTCTCTGTAGTTTCTAGTGTCATCTATACAAGAAGTAATCGTTAGCTGATGGTGATAGCAGGTCAGAACCGATTAGGTTCTCTGCTCTGCTATAGTTAGCAAATCGAATCGGAGCGGCAGTTGGTATCTCTTCGTTCGACATTTCCTTTTCTTGCTCTTTGATAGCAAGGTCTAGGTTCATCAAGAACTCTTGCGCTTTCCTGTTGTCTCTGGAGTTCAGAGCAAGGATAGCGTAGATCATTGAGTCTGGGATGAACTCAACTAGCTCTTGTTCGTCTACCAGATCAAAGTATCTTTTAGAAGCATACAGAGTGATACACTCGCACGTTCTTGGTGCTTTGAATCTACGGAATGATGGGTTAACATCATTAGGTTGGTAGACTGAGATTAATGTTTTAGCTTCCAGCGCGGTATCGTACGCATATATTCTTACTCTTCCTTTGGTTGCGGGTTTAGCTACTGACCTTACTCCTTTGATCAATAGATCAGATTGAGCTAGTGTTGGAGGGTTAACCCCAGTTACTTTGATTGTATGATAGGTATCATACTGGTCTTGTACCTCAAATGTTAGAGTCACGCCGATGTCTTCTGCGCTTTCTAACATCACTCCCAAACGATAGAAGTGGGTGGTGTAGTCTCTGAAGAGAACGTGCTTTCCTCCTACCTCCGTAATCAAACGATGGCAAGATTGGTCAGCATTCAACGCAAAAGCATTGGTCGCATTGAACCATTCGTCAGCTAACGATACTGCATCATTCCCGATCCATGCGAGCTTGATTTGCTCATAGCGATTGGGCAGGGTAAAGCAGTCGTTAACGCAACAAATCTGGACGTACTCTTCTTGGCTACTCCATGCTCTCTTATTCCATAGCAAGCGTCTGGCCTGATTGATTGCTTTGAAAGCTCTCTCATCAGAACACACGCCACTATCTCCGACAAAACCCTTAACGAGTTCTGCCATCTCTTTGAGGGTATCACCCATTATCGTTAACGATAATTATTTTCCGCCAACGGGCTTGCCAGATTTTGGCATAGGCGCGCTGGAGTATGGGTTCTTGCCAGTGTTAGGCGGGTTATTATTGCCCATAGGCGTTCCGATCATACCGCGAGTTGGTGAGCCGCCAGAGACGAGGCGAGGGTCTGTTCCTTTTAGTGGTGTCATAGTATTATTTATGTTTATGGTTTGATTACCAACCATTCGATTTCGTCGATGTTTGGTGTTGTTCCATTGTTTTGAATGGAAATTATGAATTCTGTTATAGTTTTGCTTCCACTCTTGATTCCAATGATAGGAGCATTTGTTCCTATTCCTCCTGTTGGAATGACTGGTGTAAGCATAACAGAATATGATGTTGTTGAAAGTGCTGGAGAAAGAGTTACTGTTTGTTCTGAATCATCATCTGCAACCCCAGTTATTCTCCCGCGTTGAATTTTTACGTTTTCTAACGCATCAATTCTTGTGTCCAACGCAGCATCAGCGGCTTCTCTCTCTGTAGTTTCAGTTTCAAGTTCCGTCTGTAGTGCTGAAATTTGATTCTGTTGGTCAGCTAAATCTTCTTGAATTTGAGCAATCTGTTCTGGCGTTACGTCACCTAAGCCGGGTACGTTGATTGTTCCGTTGACTAGAACAACGTCAATAAATTCTTGCAAGATTTCTGACCAGTTTCCTGTAGGGCAGAAATCAATTGGAACATTTGGGAATGTTAAGGCTGGACTGGAATCTTGATTATCCATTGATTGAGTAGTCGTAATATCGTTCTGGGCAACAGTTAATGTCTGGACACTCTTGATCGTTTTCTGGGCAGTCACCAATCGGAGAGTCTTCCAAATTCTTAATGTTTGCCATTATTCTTACTCTGTCCACTGTTGCTGTCCCTGTCAAGTTAATCTTTAATTGAAATTCACTTCCTTCGATTACTGGAATATCAGAAATGTAATTACATTCAGATGGATCGGGCGAGTTAAACTTGTATCTCTTGTAGGAGTCTCCACCCCTGCGTGGATTGCATGGCGTTTTTAGAACAGGCGAACATGGGTTACACCCATAGGTTGTAGGAACTTTAAGCTCGCTCCAACATGGATAGGAGTCTGGTCTGAACTCAGCTTTGCTCGTTACCTCTCCTTTGATTTCAGATAGCCACATTTCTCCACCAGTGATTCGTTTCCTCAAGAACTTGTTTGATGCCCCGCTTTGCGCGAAGTCATACCTTCCCGATGTGAAGAACGATTCAATTTGTCTAGTTCCATTAGCACCGAAATCACTTCCAGTAGAGTTAGTGAACTCATACAGACGATTCTTATTATCGTTATCGAATGAGAACCCGAATCCACGCTTCTGACCAGCGATCAATGCAGATAGCAGTTGAGTTGGTCTAAAGCCCGTCCAGATGCCATTCCAGCGAAAAGAAAGCTGTGCGTCAGGTGAAGGTGAAGATGATTGGTCTAGGTCAAGAACTACCATTCCCCTATGATACCTATTCAGTCCTTCTACCCCTGCCGCCCGATAGGTTTCTGGAGCTACCGTACTGATCAGATAGTTATCGAAGAACATCGTAGAGGCAAATTGTTTCAACCAAGGAGTGTCATTTGATACCCACTTGTTCACTTCCCTAGATAGTTTACGAAGCGAGAAGTATCTGGCAAATTCAGATTGGCTATTGGAATAGAATGCCCAACCATCGTGTGATCTAAACCAAAGTTCAGAGTTAGCTAAAGCTGTATATGGTGATGTGCATCCCCGTCCAAGCAAACTGATCGTCTGCATATTGGTTGTTGCCCACTGCGCCCTTGGGATACTGACATCCATTGCGAATGCTCCGTTAGCAGTTAGGATTACCAATGCACCTTGGGCGCGGAGGTTAGTTCCAATCTGTGGCATTACTTTCATGCCTGTGATATTCCCCATCATAGATGGAGTGGAGAAAGCCCCACCCTCTGCCCAGTATCCGATCTCTGTGAAGTTCTCGGTATTCTTGGTATCGGTGAATCCTGCCCCGTAGATAATATCTGAAGCGTAGATTTGGTTGAGTCTATCCGTTACGAATACTCGCCCGAAGGCATACTCCATGATAGTCCCAATCGGCATCTTCTTCAGATATGGATTTAAACGATACGCTGGTACACTCAAGTCTCCGTCCCACGCAATCGCATTCTGGTATCCGTTCTGGATATACACTCGATCTTCAGCTTGCACGAAGAATGTGTGCATCATGCCGGGGTCATTCCCTCCGATCAACTTATAAGCGTAGGCTATATTGTTTACTACCTTTAGGAAGTAGATCACCCCAGATACTGATAGAAGAATCCCATCGTTGGTATTGAGATTAGTTGCCCGATATGGAAATGAACCTTGGAAGCTACCATTCTGAATATCGTTAACGATAATCTCATCTTGGTTTTCCCCCGCTACGATTGGGATGTTACGGATGCTCGGCCTTGTCCTGTTAATCCCGCCTCGGAATGTCCTATTAACAGACTCTGCCACCATTGATGGAGGCAAATACGATGGATGAGTATCTGCGTCTTGCGCTACGATACTTGTAAACCCATCAAAAACTGATCCATCTGCTGGCATTAAACTATTTTAAGAGTTCCACTGTCATTCCAAATGTCTCCAGCGGATAGTCCAGTAGCACTTGTCGGCAATCCCTGCAAGCGAACTGTTCCATTTACATGAAGGGTCTTGGCTGGAGCCGTTGTTCCAATTCCAACATTGCCACCATCAGCAATAAACAATCTTGAAATGTTATCAACGAAGAATTCCATTCCATTAATTGATGCGTTCCTTGTTATTCTATTTGAAGCATCTGAATTAAGGGCCAAATGTTGTCCAGCCGAAAGCATTAGATTTCCAGATGGTTTTATATTTCCAGTTACAGTTAGCTTTTGACTTGGTGTGCTATCACCTATTCCTACATTTCCATCATTGTTTACAACAAATTGACTTGCATCTGGGTTTGTTGAATCCTCAACAACGAACGCTTGTCCAGTTCCAGATTGAGTAATTCTAACAGCATCACTTGAAGATGATACATTGAATACTGCTGATGTTGCAGTAATTGTTCCAGTTGTTACCAATGATCCAACATTCGCTGTTCCTGTTGAGGTGATAGATGTTGCCGTAATCGCTCCACCAGAAACTGAACTAGCAGAAACTGAACTAGCAGATATTGTTCCAGTAGTAGTCAATGGCTGGCTACCAAGATCAATAGGCCCAACTTGAAGGATGCTATTGATCGTAGCAAACTCTACAATCCCAGTTGTGCTTTTACCAAGGACAGTTCCGTTCGCCCCGTTAGTCCAAGTCAAATTACCAGCACCATCAGTCTTCAAGACTTGCTGGGCTGCTGGAGTTTGGATGGTCTTCTGGCAAGCAGCAGAGTCTTCTACTACCAATCGTTTCCCATTGGCTGTTGTTTCTAGTGGCTCACACAGCAAAGGATATTCTGAATCGCAGGGTGGGCAAGGTGTACAAGGTGTGCAGAGGCTCATAGTATTTGTAAGATTATTGCTATTGTTATTACGATCAACGAAGGGATTGTCAAGTCTGCAAGCATCGCTTTCAGCGTCCAGTATTTCGGGTTGAACCCACCAAACACACTCATATCTTTCCGTAGCTTGCTCGGAGATGCTTCAATGTTCCGAAACTCAGTTTGAGCAATCTCCCTGCCAGCAAAGAAGAATATCCCTGCAATAGCAC